AAAGAACTGGTTGTAGGCAAAGGCAAAGCAAACAGTAGGATTGGGCAAACCATTTACCAAAAAGCAGCAGGCGGTGACACCGCAGCACTTATTTGGTGGTCAAAAACTCAAATGGATTGGAGCGAAACTCAAAAGCACGAATTGTCAGCCGGTGAGGGCTTTTTAGGATTGGCAAACGCTTTAACCAGTTTGGCAAAGGAAAGGGAGAAGGACACAGGTGAGTGACGGAACGCCCGTCGTTGACATTCATGATGTAGCAAAAAATTTCATAGAATTGGCTTCATTTAAGCCAGTAGAATTTCAAAAAAACATTCTTAAAATTTCCGTTGACCCTTGGCAGGAAGAAGCAACGGAAGCCGTTTTCGATGTTGTGCGGAAACGCTACGGCAAGCAAACGAAACACAATCACGAAGGCAAAAACTTTTTTACCGTTCGTGCCATGCATGGACCGGGCAAAACGTTTTGGCTTGCTTCATTGATTCTAACTTTTGGATTTGCTTTCCCTAAGTGCAGGATTCCTTGCATTGCGCCAAAGATGAACCAACTGCGAACTCGCCTTTGGTTGGAATTGCGAAAAATTGTTGACAACGGTCTGCCTGAAATTCAAAACTGCCTGGACATTCAAGCCACCACGGTAAAGTTTTTCAATCAAGACGATTGGGTGGCTTTTGCTCAAACCGCAACAAAGGCTGAGAATCTTGCAGGATTGCATAACGATTTTATTCTCGTTTGCGTTGACGAAGCCTCAGGCATTCCAGAACATCTATGGGCAACTATCTTTGGTTCCGTTAGCACCGGCAAAGTTGTTGTGTTGGTAATGATTAGCAACCCAACAAAGATCACAGGAACTTTTGCCGAAAGTTGGTTGAAGCCATCTGTTTCAAAAGACTTTTATCAAATTGCTATAGATTTGGAAAAGGCTCCCCGTGTTTCAAAAAAATGGGTCGAGTCTATGGCTTCAAAATACGGAAGCAATTCTCCAGCATACAAAATAAGATGCTTGGGAGAATTTTCTGAAACAAACGAAAACCAACTCATTGCAATGCAATGGATCGTTGACGCAATACAACACGACAGCGAAATACCTTTGGAAGGTGATGGTTCAATTCCAAGGTTGGTGGTTTCGGTTGACGTTGCTGACGGTGGAGAAGATGAAACGGTCATTGTGGTTGGCAGACATTGGAACACCTACGATGAAATTCTCAAAATTTGTAGATTTTCTTTTCCATCGTCTGAATCTCCGATTAGCGCAGCCAAAGCCGCAGCAGCACTTTTTGATGCATGGGGTGGTGTTAAAGGAACAGACGTTATTGTCGTGGATTCAATTGGCGTTGGCGCAGGAACGGCTGGGCGTTTAATTGAGATGGGTCACGCAGTTGTTTCTTTCAAGGCTGGTGAAGCAGCAGATGATAAGGCTCAATGGCGAAACAAACGTGTCCAATGTTTTATCAATTTAAGAAACGCTTTCAGAGATAAAACAATTTTGGTCAGAAGTTCTGCTTTGCCAGACAATGAAGATAGAGAAGAATTCATAGCGCAGTTATGCAGCATTCAATCTAGGGCGAGTTCTGAAAGGGTGGAAGATTTGGTTTCAAAAAATGAGATGAAACGCCAAGGCATCAAATCGCCTGACATTGCAGATGCTCTTTCAATGCAATACGCAACAAAAAACCCAAATAAACTTGCTGGTCTTTTTTCATTCGATGACATTGTAGAAGTCGAATCATCTATAAGGCAGGATTGGTAAATCATGGCAGGAAAAGTAACTCCGATTGATGGCGCAATCCCACAACCAAATCTACGCGAGATTGTTTCTTATGAACTCTCGCCTATGTTTCGCACAACTAGCGGGGAGCGTTACAACCCGGATGATCTAGCGGGACGTAAAGGGCTGAAGATTTATTCAGCCATGATGAACGATGAGCAAGTGAAGGCAGTCATGCAGTTTAAGCGTGACGCTATCACTTCGCGTGGCTGGACGTTTGCTTATGAAACTGACAGCGAATTGTCAGACGATGAAAAGGCAAATCGCATCTACGTTTTCAATAAGATCATTGAAAGGATGCGTGGCAGTTTTGAAGATGCATTAAACGCAATTGCCAAGGGAAGGCAGTACGGCTTCAGCATGACTGAGATCGTGTACGACAACGTGGAGTGCATGGGCAGACAGTACATTGGTCTAAACACGCTCAAACCACGGGATGTCACCACGTTTGTTTTCCATACTGACCCATATGGCGAAGTAGAAAAAGTGCTGCAAAAAGTTGCAGCAGTAGAGGTTGAAATTGAACTTTCAAAGTTCGTGCATTACGTCCATGCGCCAGAAGAAGATTTGATTTATGGACAATCTGACTTGCGCCAAGCCTATCGCTCTTGGTACGTCAAAGACCAAATTATAAAACTGTACGCAACATTCCTTGAGCGTTTTGCTGGTGGCTTTGCTGTGGTGCAGTTGGATGGTTCGCGTGTTGTTTCTCCTGACAGCAAGGAGTACAAGAAACTCCAAAGCATCATTGAGAACATCCGCAATATGTCTGGGATGATTCTTCCTCCCGGTGTGAACTTTGATGTGAAGATGCCTTCAACGACCTCAGAATATCGTGAGGCATTAACTTATTTTGACATTGCGATAGCCAAAAGTTTGCTTGTTCCAAACTTGCTAGGGCTTTCTCATGCTGGCAACACCGGCAGTTTCTCGCAAAGCCAAACGCAACTAGAAGCGTTTTTCTGGACGTTGAATGCTGACACGCGCAGGCTTGAATCGTGCTTGCAAGAACAATTGTTCAAGAAACTAGGTGATATGAACTGGGGGGATGGTGATTACCCCGTATTCAGATTTAGACCGGCAACCAAAGACAACGTGCGTTGGCTTGTAGATACATGGGCAATTCTGACTCAGCAAAAGGCTGTAGAAACGACAGCAGAGGATGAAGCCCATCTACGCAAGTTGCTTGATATGCCAGCCCGTGAAATTGATTTGGATGCTGAAGGCGACGATGCGATTGCGTCTGATCCGTCGTCTGCATTTGCTCAAGGTCAAGTTACAGCAATGCTTGACGTTTTGACGCGTGTTCGTGACGGCAGCATACCGGCAGATACTGCTGTTGAAGTGCTGGTGCAGTCATACCCAATTACAGAAGAAGATGCTAGAAAAATGCTTGACCCAATTGTCAAAGCATTGGAGGAAGAAAAAAACAATGAACCTGAACCAACTGATATTCAGCCTCCGAATGTTCCTGTTCAACCGGCTCCAGAAATTGATACAGAAGATGGAGACGAAACAGAAGAAGATGGAGGCGAAGAAGCAGAGTCTGAACTCTCTGTTAATTCAGAGGCAAGCAAAGATGGCGAAGAAAAAGGCTACAAGGAAGAAGAAAAGCCCAAGCCAATAATCATGGCGCATACCCATGACGGTATGCCAAGAACCGTGTCAATGTCTGCGTTTTATAAAGCAACGTTGCGCGTTGACTTTTCCGTGATGGAAAAGAAAACAAACAACATTGCTGAAGATTCAAGCGAAACAATAGCCAAGTTAATTTGTCGCGCAACCAATCGTGCATTGGGTGATGAGCAAAGAATGGCTGAATTGCTCGACGATGACATGACAGATATTGAGTACATGAAACTTGATGGATCAGATGTTGGAAAAATCAAAGCCGCATCAAAGGAAGCTTTGCTGAAGTCGTGGACTCTTGGTTTGGATAACGCAAAGCGTGAAATGAGAAAGGCAGGGAAAGAAAGCAAAAGCAATTTTGCTGACTTGCGCGACAAGGCAGCGCAATACTTTGAAGCCAACGGATTCAGAATGGCTGCAAACATGAGTGATGGAGTACGATCAATTATTCAGCAGGAATTGATTCAGGCAGTAAAGGAAGGGTTGCGACCAGATGCCGTAAAGGCAAATATTTTCAGGCGATTGATTGAGCGTGGATTCACAACGCTTGATGCTCTTGAAACAGAAAGCGTTTCGCCTTCATTGCTGAAAGATGTTGAGGATGTCATAGACCTGACGAAAAACGCTGCCTATGTTGATACATTGATCCGCACAAATTTATTTGAGGCAATGAATGAAGCGCGATATGCAGAATTCAATGATCCTGATTTAGATGGGTTCGTTGAAGCGTTGGAATATTCAGCCATATTGGATGATCGAACATCCGCAATCTGTCAACAATTGGACGGCAAGGTTTTCGAAGTTGGCAGCGCAGAATGGGATACCTACCGACCTCCAAATCACTTTAACTGTAGATCAATCCTCATACCTATCACTCAAACTGACAACTGGGATGGCAAGCAAAGTAGCAAGCCAACCGTTCAACCGTCTGAAGGATTCGGAAAACGATGAGCAAGATTTATAGCAAGACGGTAGGTGATGAGGTCAAGGTAGATGACGCGACTACAGAAAAGCCTTTGAAAACTTTTTGTCTTGTTGCTCATGCTCATTTAGAGGCGACAGATGTAGACGATGCGCTGCGTCAAATTGCTGAACATTTATTTGCTGCCATCAATGGTGATGAAACGGATGGTCCTTTCATCATGGGTGACTTTCAATTGCGATTGGCGTCTCAGGCTCATGAAATTTTTAAGATGCCAAAGGAAATTCACTAATGGCTGAATATCGCGGGAAAACAATTGACCTTAAGCCAACAGAAGCAATGGCGAATGAGGGCAAGCGTTTTCTTGCATGGCGAGAGCAGGGGGAACGTGGAGGTACTGATGTAGCAGTTGCCCGTGCTGTGCAATTAAAAAACAGGCAGGAACTTAGCGCAGATACTGTGCGAAGAATGTTCTCGTTTTTTAGCAGGCATGAAGTTGACAAGCAAGCAGAGGGTTTTTCTCCGGGCGAAAAAGGCTACCCGTCACCGGGCAGAGTTGCTTGGGCAGCATGGGGCGGTGATCCGGGCTTTAGTTGGAGCAGAACAAAGACTGCTCAACTTGATCGAATTGATAAGGAGTTTTCTATGGCTACGCTTGAAGGTGCTGAAATCTTCAGCATTGGAAAATGGAACGACATGGAATTTAACGATGATGATCTAGATAACATGGTGCGTAGTTTTGAAGAACTGCGTCTCAATGGTCGCGTGCCATTGAAACTAGGTCACAACGATGAGCAGCCAATGTCAGACGGTCAACCCGCATATGGTTGGGTGGATCGCATTTGGAAAGATGGCGAAAAACTTATGGCAGATTTTGTGAATGTGCCAAAGGAAATCTATAACGCCATCCGCGACAAACTCTATAATTTTGTTTCCGTAGAGTTGTTACAGGATGCAGAGCAAGAGGGGTCGAGTTATCCCTGGGTTCTCTCAGCCGTAGCACTCTTAGGTGCTGATCGTCCCGCAGTCAGCAACCTACAGGAACTGTCGAAACTTGCTATGTCTTGTCGTAAGGCAATGCATTTTTCTAAGCGGGGAACAATCAACCTAAGCATAGGAGCAAATAAAATGACTGATGAAACACGGTCATTGCTAGACGAAATTGCTTCACTCAAGGCACAGGTTGCTAAGTTCTCCACGGAGAATGAAGCGATTGCTGCCGAACGTGACAAGATCGTGGAAGCAAACAAGGCTGAGAAGGCAGAACTGATTAAGGCTCAGACTGAGCAGAAGTTTGAATCTGCCATTGCTGGCAAGATCATTCTTCCTGCTGCGCGTGAGCGTTTCTTCAAGTGGGTATTCCCAAAGACTGTGGATGCCATCCTTGAATTCTCTGCCTCAGAAGTAGATTCGTACATTGAGGAGAACAGGGTCAATATGACTGACGAAAAGAAGATCGCTACCAAGGTAGCAAAGGATGACGAAAGCAATCCTGCTGATATTCGCGTTTCTGCTCGCACCAAGCAGTTCATGTCTGAGAACAAGGGTATGTCGTACAAGGATGCAATGGTTGCTGTCCTGCGCGACGATCCCGACCTCGCAGACGAGTATCGTTTCATGCCCGACAATCGCAAGTGAGGTAACGGACAATGACTACTGAAGTTTGCATGAACGTGACCAC